GGTTGATTTTAATGCGCTTACGCAAAATTCTAACTTTAACCCTATTGGCGATAAATATTTTTCTATTAAAGTTTATGTAGGAATGTCTAAGGGTTTACCCTATGCTAACCCTCAACAAGCGGGGTTAATTTTAGATGGATCTATTTTGCAAGCTTTTGGAAATTGGCAAGGCAATCAAACAAGTTTAGATTTAATTGTCATTCCAACTGCATACATACAAACCAAAAATATTAATTTAGATTGGTATTGGACTACTGATAGAACGCTACAACAAGCTGTCGAACGTACGTTAAACATTGCCTATAACAACCCTATTATTGAGGGTGGGTTTAGCCCAGATTTAAAATATCCACAAATGCAATGGGGACAATATTTAAGTTTGACTAGTTTTGCAAAGCAAATCTATAAATATAGTAAAGAGATAAACCCTGACCCCAAATATAAAGGCGCTTCTATCACCGCAACGCCAAAAGGATTTTTTTTATGGGATGGCACTCAAACAACAAAAACAGAAGTGATTAATGTTGATTTTCAAGATTTAATAGGTAATATAACTTGGATTAATACTTATACTATTCAAGCTAAATTAGTTATGCGAGCTAACCTACAAATAGGCAATTTAATTAAGTTTCCTAAAGGAGTACCTTATATTAATACTACTGGAAGCTATGCTCAATTGCGCGACGATGTAAATTTTAATGGTGAATACACAATTAGCCAAATTCGTCATTTAGGCTCTAGTCGTCAACCTAACGGTGATTCTTGGTGCACTATTGTTGAGTGTGTTATTTTGAATGCTGTGCCATGAGTATTGGACAAAAACGCCCTTTTGCACGAACAATTAATGAGTTCGTCGATAACAGCATTGATGAAGCTAATCAATCTTATGGATTAGTTTTGCCTTGCCGCGTCATTGCCGTAAATGGCGCAATTGTTACCGTCAACTTTGAGATTACTAACGGAAAACAAACTTTTCCCCCTATAACTTGCCCAATTGCAGAATCAACTTATATACGTTTACCCGTACAAATTAATGATTTTGGTATAGTAATATCCGCAAATACTCGCCTTGGCGGTATTACAGGAATGGGGGATGGTAAACCTCGTTTATCAAACCCCAGTAATTTAGGCGGAATGGTATTTGTTCCGATAGGAAATGTTAATTGGTCATCAGTAGATCCTAATGCAGTTAATATCAATGCTCCTAATGGAGTAGTTTTGAGGGATACTAATAATAATTGCACAGTTACTTTAACTCCTTCTGGAGTGACTGTGGCAATCGGAAGCACTAGTCTTATAGTAAATAGTACAGGCGTAACAGTTAATGGTAAATTTACGGTTAATGGCGACGTTGCTACAACAGGCGCTTTAACAAATAATGGCAAAAATGTCGGTAGCACTCATAAACATTCGGGTGTTACATCAGGCTCAAGTAATACAGGGAATCCAGTATGAGAACTTATGGCGTAGATCCAGTTTCAAAACAATGGATAAAAATAACCGAAACCGGATATGTTTGGCTGGCTACTTTGGCGCAAACTTTACGTTTAGAACAAGGCGAAAGCCCTGTCTATGGAAACTACGGTATTCCGGGACATCAATCCATAATGAGTCAAATTGCGCCTGACGCTGCAGTAAATAGAACACAAAATCAATATTCACCTTATTTTGCAAATTTGACAGTTTTAAAACAACAAAATACAGCCAACCCCACTTATAATATCAATGCTGTATTCCAGAATGGAACAATTATTTCTACAACGGTGGCAAGCTAATGGCACAAATTACTTCTGCTGGAGCAATACCAGCTTCACCAACAGATCTGCTTAATGCTGAAATAGCGGCAGCAACAGCCCTTGCTCCCGGTCTAACAGCCAATTTACCCGGCAGTCTTGTAGAAGATATGGCATCCACAGCCGCTGGTGCTGTGGTAATTCAAGATCAAGCTTTTGTAGACCTAGTTAACTCTATTAGCCCTGCAACCGCTAACCCTTCAATTCTTTACCAATTGGGGCAAGTCTATGGCGTACAACAAGGTCAAGGTTCAAATACTTCTGTATATGTTGTGTTTACAGGGCTTGCTGGTTTTGTTATTCCTATTGGATTCACAGTTTCTGACGGAACTTACCAATATACCGTGCAAGATGGCGGCATTATTGCTTCCTCTGGGCAAAGCGCACCTTTGTATTGTTTAGCAACAGTTCAAGGCTCTTGGGCTATTCCAGCAGGAACTGTTACTCAAATCATCACATCTGTTCCAGCAGGGTTTACCCTTACTTGCACAAACCCTTCTGCTGGTTTAGCGGGTTTAACAGCACAGACTATTGCTTCTTATCAAGCTCAAGTCATGCAAGCTGGAATGGTAACTGCTCAAGGTGTTCCAGCTTTTATTAAAGCTCAACTACAGCAAGTATCAGGTGTGCAACCAAGGCTTATATCTGTCCGTTTGGTAGCCACAAATCAATGGGAAATTATCTGCGGTGGTGGAGATCCTTATCAAGTAGCTAATGCTATTTTTAACTCTGTTCCAGATATTTCTAATTTAGTAGGGTCTACCCTAACTGTTACAGGAATTACTTCTGCAAACCCAGCAGTAGTGACTACTTCTTTAAATCATGGCTATGCTTCAGGTCAAACAGTTACCATTGCTGGAGTAAGCCCAAGTGGATTTAATGGCACTTTTACAGCTACAGTTTTAACTGAGAATACTTTTAGTGTTCCATTAAATGCAACTGCATTAACTTATGTAAGTGGCGGTGTAGTAACCCCTGATTTAAGAAATGTAACCGTAGCTATTGATGATTATCCTGATACTTACAACATTACTTTTGTAAACCCACCAGCACAAACAGTAGCAGTTACTATTACTTGGAATACTATTTCAACCAATTTAATTAATCCAACTGCTGTGGCTACTTTAACTGCCCCAGCAATTGCTGATTACATTAACAGTATTCCTGTAGGCGTTCCAATTAATACTTATGAATTGCAAGATGCTTTTCAAAATGCTGTAGAACCAATTATTCCGCCAAGTCAAATTTCTAAAATTAACTATGTAGTGGCTATTAATGGTATTGATACATCACCAGTTTCTGGAACTTTATTGATCTATGGTGATCCTGAAAGTTACTTTACAACCAATACCAGCTTGATTACTGTAGTTCAAGGCTAATATGCAAACCCAAGTGCTACCAGCTTATCTTTATCAGCAATATACGCAAGATCCGTATAGTGAAGATTTGCAAGCATTTTTTACTGCATACAATACTGAATCTCAAACTAGGCTAGATGCTACCAATAATCTAGATTTACCTATCTATACAGGTCAATATGCACCTTTGTTAGATTGGACTGTTTATGGCATTTATGGTTACACAAGACCAACTCTAGGCACTCCAACGCAATTTTCACCTTCTAATGTCTACAATACTGTTCCTTATAACACTATTGCCTATTCCCAAGATACTGAAATTGCCCCATCAAATTACTATGCAGTAAATGATGATATTTTTAAAAGAATTGTGACTTGGAATTTTTACAAAGGCGATGGATTTCAATTTAATTGCCAATGGCTAAAAAGAAGAATTAAACGGTTTCTTTTTGGCTACAATGGAATAGATTTCCCAATAGATAATACCTATGAAATTAGCGTAAGTTATGGGGCTAATAATGTTATTAATATTTTGATACCTCACACTTCTGTTAGTGGAGTTTTTGAATCTGCATTACTTTCTGGTGTATTAAATGTGCCTTTCCAATACACCTACACTATTGCACTTTCAGGAACAATTTCATGGTTAAATAATTCTAGTGCAACAATTGGATGGAAAAATAATTCCAGCACACCTATTACTTGGTTTGCTGTGGAATAAAGGATAATTTATGACAGTTCCGTATACTTTTGCTAGTGCTGTAGCTCCCCTTCCTTTATCGGAATTGGATGCTAACTTTGCTACTCCAATAACTTTGGGTAGTACCGTAATGATTTTGGGTGGAACTTATACCACCATATCAGGGTTAACCCTTAATTCACCAGTATTTACAGGTACTATTGCTTTAGGAACTCCAGTATCTGGAGATCTTTCAAATTGCACAGGAAGTTTGGCAAATTGCACGGGATACACTTATGCAAATTTAGCAGGAACAGTTCCCACTTGGAATCAAAATACTACTGGTAATGCCGCAACAGCTACTACTGCTAATAGTGCCATTAATGCTACTAATGCTACTAGAATTACCAATTCAGGTGGATGGTCTGTAACGCCTAGCGGAACAAAATTGTATTTTAATTACAACGGGTCTAATGTAGCTTCATTAGATTCTTCTGGTAATTTTACAACCTTGGGCAACATTACTGGTTTGACCGCAATAGGTTCTGATTCACCTACA